GATCTGTCCCAGTTAAAATTCCAGCCAGCATTTTTATTAGCTTGATGGACAAAGGGGTGTATTTCTTTATAAATCCAAGTATCGTCTAGCCAAACTAGATCAGAATTTCTTTTATATTTTAAATTTCTAACTTCTTCTTTGTCTAAAGGTTTTTTATCTAAATTTCTATCTCGGCCATAACCTCCTGTAATAGCCATTGTTTCTTTTTTTTCTAAAGCATATTTAATAACTTCATCACAGAATTTAGGTGTCAGTGCAGATTTAAAATACCAAAAGTAATTAGATAAATTCATAAGTTATAGTATGTATAAAGTTTAACGAGTCTTTTTGAGTGTTGGTGATATAATACATTTGCATAGACGGGAACATGATAAATTGATTATTCGTTAAAGAAATGTCCCATGATCTTCCTGCTCTTCTATTATCATCATAGTGAATTCTAACACTACAGTCTTTAACCTTTACTCCATATAACAATGTGTAATCAGGAGAATTTCTAAGGTCGACTGGGTCTATATTGAGTAAAGGAACGGAAATTTCTTTAGGCTTATAAACATTTCCCCACATTTTTTTATTCACTAATTGAAAACCATATTCGACATTAATATGCTCGCGCATATAGGTATTCAACATGTCCCATGGTCGTGAGTAGGGAAATTCTTTATTATGGATTTGTGATTTTAAAGTGTCTGATTGAAGTTTGTTTCGGTCTATTTCAAAACCTTTAGGCATCTCGACGTCGCCGTAATATAAAGCCTGTTCTGATAATACTTTCTTTTGCATACCCACATACCTTTGTATATTATATTATGAAGTTTTCAAGTCCCAAGATTGACCCTCTTCATTCCATTCGTAGTGTGAATTAGCTGCTTTTTCTTCATCAGTTAACTCTGGAGCATCACCAATTGGAGAGTGCCAACTAGCTGTTGTAGTATTTAAAACCCAACTTGCATAAGGTTTTTTAGGGTAGAACAAATTATTATCTTCATCCCAAGTATAACCTATGCCTGCATAGTTTCCTCTTAATGCTTTAGAATCATCACCTGAGTTATGTTTTCCACCACTCGTGTTGTAAGACGTTTGAATCCACATTTGAGCAGGCCAGTTATTGTGCCTTTCCAAATATTGTTGTCCTACTGATTCATCTTCTTTACCATCAGCGTTCAGCATGTCTTTATTATCTAAAGTCAATACTTGAATAACTTTTGAGTTTGATCCTAGTTTTGCAAAGTGTGCCATAGTTTCTCCTTATATATTAATTTTAATTCTGTGTAAATTCATTAATTATTGATATTTGTATCTTAATATTACTACACCTGAACCACCATTTCCAGCAGCAACAGAAAAACTAGAACCACCTCCACCACCACCAAGATTTTCTCCACCTGATGTAGATGCACATGTAGTATTACCAGCTGCTCCACCACCTCCAGATCCTCCTGATCCTACTTTACCTGGAACCGAAGAACCACCTTGTGATCCACCACCTCCGCCAGCTCTTGTAACTGCTGCACCTGTTATTGAATTTGCTGTTCCTGCACCACCATCACCACCTCCACAACCAGGGGTACCATTTGCACCCACTGCTCCAGATCCACCACCACCAGAATCACCATAAAGAGGAGCACCACCAGTTCCACCACCCCCAGTATTACCTTGAGGTCCTCCTAATGCAGTAGGAGCCGCTGGTGTATTACCAGCTCCTCCACTAGGTACATTATGAGATGAACCACCTCCAGAACCTCCAGCAGCACCAGTAATTCCACCGATTCCGCCGCCTCCACCACCAGCTGATGTTATTGTTGAAAAAGTTGAATCAGAACCATCAGGGCCTATAGCTGCTGATCCTGGTGTAGGTCCTCCTCCACCTACTGCAATTGTATAGGGTGAAGCTGTAACGGTTATACCAGCGGCACAAGAATTACAAAAAGAATTTCTAAAACCACCAGCTCCTCCGCCACCACCATCTCCATATCCACCTGCTGCACCACCAGCGATTACTAAATAATCTACTGCATTGTTGGGTGCGGATACTGCCGTCGCAGAAACACAAAAAGTTCCTGGACCTGTAAAAGTTCTAATTTCATAATCACCATCTTGAGAAGGAGTTCCACCTGTTGCTACCATAAATTCACTACCTCTAACATTAGAAGTTGAATCTAAAACATTCACCCATCCTTGTGTTGAATCTACATAAACGAAAGTTACGGATTGACCTTCTGTAGATAAAGTTACATCTGCATCTACGCCACCAATCTTTTCAGTTCCATTTGCTGCGACTGTTACATTATTTGTTTGCCAAGTCCCTGCATAATCTGCCATAGCTACTGAGTCTCCAGCAGTTCCTGCTGCTAAGTTAACTGTTATGATTCCACCTGTTGTATTTAAAAAATAACCTACTCCAGCGGTTGCTGTAAAGGTTCCTGTTGTTTTAACTGTTGTGTCCCAGGAAGTTTCTCCTGTTGCACCAAACCCTGATGCTGTTCCAGCGTTGGTAATTGTTGCACCAGAAGGAATTGTGAATGTATCACCACTATCTCCTAATGTAACAGTTCCACACGCTGTTCTTGGACTAATTTTATTTACTTTTACTTCGCTCATAATTTTATATAATTGTTTTATCCATCAAGTGTTTTATCCCAAGATTGACCCTCTTCATTCCATAGATAATAAGTAAGAGCTGCTTTTTCTTCAGCCGTTAGATCATCTGGAGCAGGACCAATAGGCGACTCCCATCTAGCTTTTGTTGTATTTAAAACCCATGAAGCAAAAGGTTTTTTAGGATAAAACATATTATTATCTTCGTCCCAAATATAACCTATACCTGCATAGTTTCCTCTGAATGCTTTAGAGTCATCACCTGATTTGTGTTTTCCACCATATGTATTGTAAGATGTTTGAATCCACATTTGAGCAGGCCACTTATTATGTAGTTCTAAATATTGTTGACCTACTTTTTCATCTACAACACCATTAGCGTCGAGCATATCATTATCACCCATAGTTAATACTGCGATAACTTTTCCGTTCATTCCTATTTTTGCAAAGTGTGCCATAATATTTTATTGAAATTTGTACCTTATTATTACTATACCTCCTCCACCTCCGCCGCCACAGCCGCCTGTTGGTGTTGAGGGATTAGTTTCACTTCTTCCAGCACCACCGCCACCGCCACCAGTAGCTGGTGATCCATCTGTTGCATTAGCAGGAGAATTTATTGTTCCAGCACCGCCACCTCCAGTTCCACCTGTACCTGCTGTAGCACTAGATCCTCTTGATCCTCCACCTCCTCCTCCTGAGTAAGCAGTTGGAGATGCTGATATAGAAGTTGTTGCACCTGTACCTCCTGGTCCTGCAAGTTTTGGTGTTGAGGGTGCACCAGCTGTTCCTGCTACTGTTGCTCCTCCACCACCACCGCCATTTTGACCACAAGATGAACTGCCATCTAGATGTCCATCTCCACCAGCAGTTCCTTGAGCTGGGGAAGTTATTGGAGTTGCCGTACCGCCTGCACAACCTCCATAAGGAGGTGCATTTCCTGCACCACCACCGCCTGAACCTCCTGGTCCACCAGCTACTGAGGGGGTTCCAGCTCCGTAAGGATGTACTCCTTGACCCCCTTTACCTCCACCTGTTGATGTAATAGTTGAAAAAGTTGAATCGACACCATTTGTTGAATAAGTTCCTGGGGGATTTCTATCTTCGGCATTACCAGCTGTACCACCTCCTCCTACGTCTATTGGATATCCTTGAACTGAAACAGGCAAACCTGCTGGAGCATTTAAAGGAGAAGCTGTATAAGAACACGTTGGTGTTTTTCCTTCTCTAAATCCTCCTCCACCTGCGCCACCTGCGCCACCTTCAGAAACTCCACCGCCACCGCCTCCTCCAGCGACTACCATATAAGAAACTGTATCTGAACCAGCAGGATTTCCTGTAGCTGAAACACAAAAAGTTCCTGGTGTTGTAAAAGTGTGGGTTTTAAAATTTGTGCATACTGTTGCAATAGTTCCACCAGTAGCAGTAACATAAGCTGCAGTTACTCCTGTCGCATCTGCATCGGAACCTGTAACAGATTTCCAACCTCTTGTTGAATCTACATAAACTAAAGTGACAGCTAATCCTGCTGTAGTAATAGTATATGGACCAGCATCGGCATTAATTTTTTCTGAACCATTAGCCTCCACTACAATATTATTGGAAGCCGCTGTTGAGGCATAGTCTGAAACTGCAACTATTGATCCAGCAGCTCCTGCTGGTAGATTAACTGTTATTTCTCCTGATGTTGTATTAACAAAATAACCTTTTCCAGTAGCCGCTGTTACTGTTCCTGTTTGAGGAGTTGTAACCCAATCTACTGTGCCTGTTCTACCAAAACCTGTTTGAGTCGCACCTGATGCTAAAGCTACTGTATCTGAACTTGCACCAATTGTAATTGTTGTTGAACACTTATTAATTATATTAGTGCCTGGTTGATTTTGTACGTTGTCTACTTTAATTGTTGAAGCCATAATTTTATTTTACCATCATCCTATTGAAATTTGTATCTTAATATTACTACGCCTGATCCGCCTGCCGCTCCAGTTGAAGCACACTCACCACCAGCCTGCCCACCAATACCACTATTTACAGCTGTTGTTGGTGTAGCTCCAGGTTGTGTTCCACTTGCACCTC